ACCTCTTATTCTAGACTCTTCAATAACCCAATCATTATCGTCGATGCCACTAGGCCCAACTTCATAACCTCCAATTGAATTAGGTATTCCTCTAGAGCCATTCCATATTGGCATTTCTGAATTATTATTAGTTTTATTCAGAATATATGTGTTAAAGTATTTTACCTCTATTACAGCACCCATATTTAATTATTATTACTTATTTTTTTATTAAGTTACTACACCCCAAGTGTATTGATCAAGCCAAAATTGACTAGCATTAGCACCGCTTATTTCTAAAACACCACCATTAGCTACCAATATTGTTCCATTGCTATCAGCATATGGAGAAACTCTAGCTGTCATACCCGGCACACAATATCCCGGAGCTCCTAATGGATTAAAATTACATTCAGCAGGAGTAGCGTCAACAGCATAAGGATATCCACTTGGAAAAGGATATATTTGTGAAAACCTACAACTTTGAGAACTACCACCTCCATTGTACCACTCGTTGAAAGCGACTTCTTCAGTAGTACCAAACTTTAGTTGATGTATATCTGTATTTTTATTTGCAAAATCAATTTGCAAAACATTATTTTCATCAGCTAATGTACTTACTAAATTAAAATTTGGATTGTAAGTATTAGAGTAACCAACAGGTGAATTTCCGTTTTGACCAGAGTTATAAGAACCTATCATAGCGAGCCAACTTGGAACACTAAAAGGCCCATTAAATATGTACCAACCTAAAGACTCTGGAGGCCCACTAGTTACTTCAAAGTATGTTACAAACTGATAAGCTTTAGGATATGTAGAACCTGATCTCTGTATTGGCGAATCAGGTGGAAAATTTAAATCTCTAGTTAAAACTATTTTTTGATAAACGTCTCCTACTGTAACTCCTCCGTTCAAAATTATATCCACGGTATCAGCATCGTTAACTCCACCAGCGTCTTGAACTTGTATTGTTAAATAATAAGTATCTACAGGTAGTGTTCCTTGTTCGTTATTATATAAAGACCAAACAGCATTACCACTTCCGTCAACTGTATACTCGTAAGGAATTATAAAGAAATCTACGTCGTTTCCAGCTGAATTTGTTTGAGATATTATTGTACAATCTGAGTTGTTGAAAATACTAGATAAATTAGAATTAGCACTTCCGTTTTCAGCTGTTATTGTAGTTATTAAGGAGGTGTTTGCAGTTACATTAAATGTTTGATTCTGAGTTGGTAATGATATGGTTGGCGCGACATTACTTAAAATCGCTTCAAAAGTAAAATCAGTTTCTAAATCATTAACAGTAGCTCTAAGCAAAAAGTTAAAAACTCTAGTATTTGGAGAGTAATTATAGAATATAGTGTCAAAATAAGCTTGTGTTATTTCAATGTTCCAAATATTATTAGAAGCTATTTGTATTAAATTAAAATAACTAGAAACTTCTTGACCTTCATTGTCAAAAACATTTATTATAGATAACGTTTCTTGTATATCTGATATTGGTACTATTTGACCAAAATTGTCTAATATGTTAAAAGGCGCTGAAAAAATTTCACCTCCATTAGCTAATCCTTCACTAAACGCAGACGAATTAAGAGAGCTTAGAGTAGCAGCTCCAGAAGAAGCATTTATAACAGCATTGTTTAAATCTGATATTAAACCGGTTGTAGATGACTCCCAAAATATATCCAACAAGCTTTCAACTGGTTCTGTTTCGTAAACAGCTAAATACTGTATGCCAGGCGTTGCGTTACTTACGATGTTTATGTTTTGGTCAAAAACTACAGTAACCGGTTTATTAACCTTTATTCTAGGGGGATTATATATTTCTAAAGCAACTCCATTGCCAATACTTACTGTATTGCTTAGTGTTAAAACTGGATTTGTACTACCTGTTGTTATGTCTGTTATTACTGTCCCTGATGGTATAGTAGTAGAGCTTGATGGATCGACCACTAGATCACCTATTGTTACAGCTGAAGAAGCCCCAACACCGATAGAGTTTACTTCAATTTCATTGCTTATAGAGGCTGCTTGCGTTGTAAGTGTTGCTGGCGATATTGGCCAAGCTAGTTGTTTGTCGGTAAAACCCGGTGTTTCAATAATCAAATCGTCTGGAAATCCTGATCCTAAAACCTTGTCACCAACCGTTATAGTCGAAGTGATTGATTGATCAGGTACCAAACTACTTAAAAGTATTATATCTGTAGTACTATTTTTAGCTGCTTTAACGCTTACCGTGTTGTAATTGGTGGTTGATGTTTGCCCTATTTTACTATGTGTGTTTATTCTAGCTATTAAAGGGTTTGACTCTACGTCATAAAACTGTGGAAAATAATCAGGTCTAGGCGCGTCGTCTCCTCTAGGATTATAATCAAACAAATCATTAACAGTAGATATAGTAGAAACTACATCATTAAATCTTTCTGGATAATACTGCTTATTACTACTGCCTAGGTCTGTCGATGGAATTATTGGATTACTTGTATTTTCAACTCTTCCAAACAATCGCACAGAACTTCTAAATTGTTTTTGGTCGGGACCAACTTCACTTAAATCTCTAGGAACTTTATTTATATTGTCATTTATTAATACAGCGTGAGATGTACTACCTAGTTCTAGCGTTTGACTAGAAGGATAAGAAGCCATTATTCCAGGTAGATAAACGTTATAATACTCTTGTTCTGTTTGTTTTACTACTATTTTATATGAATACCACCCCAAAGGATTGTATTGAATAGAAGTAGAGTCTCCGTTGTATATTCCAGGTGTTCCAATATTAAAGTTTCTAGCTGAAGATATAGCTTGATTAAACAAAAGCTTTATTGAATCCCCTGGCCATTGAGAAGGTGGAATTGATGGGTCTATATAAGGTGAGTATATTGTAGAACCTGAATAACTAACGCCGTTAACAGTTATAGTGTCTTTATTATTAGATAAAATTACAGAAGAACTTCTACCATATCTATCTGACAAAACAACTCCAACTTGATAATTTCTATTAGTTTTAACGCTGTGATTAGGGTATTCTATAATACTACTGGTTTGCGTTGTGTCAGCACCTGGTTCGAAAAAAATAATACTAGAATTTGTTAAAGCTGTAACGCTTTCGCTTAAAACTACAATGTAATTTCCGCCGCTAGCGGTTATAGAAACAACCTGCGTATTTTCTGGTATTATACCGGATCCAGAAATTAATGTAACAAAATCACCAACATTAGGTAAGTTTAAACCAGCTTTTATAGTTATAGTAGTTCCAGTAAAAGTTCCTTGTACTTGCGCTGTTGTTGTTTTTAAATCAAAATTAGATTTTTGAGAAACAGAAACGTTATAGTTTAAAAATTCTGGCGGTGTGTGTTTATCTTGAAAATTACCATATATAACTCTATTACCACTTATTTCTTGAGCTAAAGCTTTAACGGGGACTTTGTCATAAACTCTAATTATATCAGCTTCTGGTAAGGTTTTATATGGTTTTTTTGACTGATAATCAAAAACAAAATAATCTGGATTATTTACATTTAAAATAACATCATCTACTAAAGTTTGGGCTATATCTACCGTTATATCTCCACCGCTAGATGGGTTGTTAGGATCTGTAGGATCAAAAGCTGTTACTACGGGCTTACCTATTATGCCAAAGCCAGTGACTAAAGCTCCGATCTTAACACCACCAAGTATATTGTCGATGGCTATAGTTGTGCTAGAAGTAGTAGCTCCATTAACTGTAACTGTAGCAGCGTGATTTTCTATATCTATTATTGGTATATTATCTATAACCTTAACAGAAGTTCCATCTGACTCTTTATATAATATTTCTAGTTCTTCTATACCGAGCTGTTGTTTTAAATTGTAGTTTTTAAAAGGTAAAGGTATATTTAATTTTACACTATTAACCTTGTTTTGCATAAAAGAAACAATGGTACTTCTATAAGCGTTGTCTTGGTCTTCTATTTCTTGTAAGTTATCTTTCTTTACATTTAAAAAATAACCGTCTTGTTCTGGTATAAAAGTTGATTGAGTAAAAGGAGCTAGTAAAGAGTACTCGTTATCTTCGTATTTAAATCTATAACTAAATCTAACAAATTTGTCTTTTAAAAAATCAGGGTCTCCAGCGAATTTTGGATTATAGTACGGATTTGGATTTAACACAACGTCACTAATTGTTGTCAAGTCTGGAAAAGAAGCTCCTACAATAACAAAAGTCCAGACAGCGGTTGCTGAATCATAAGTTGCTGTGCTAAGTGTAGCACCTGATAATACTTGTATTTCACCTGTAACTGGATCTGTGTAACCTATCTTTGCAGCTGAAGGGTATTCAGCACTTGGCAAGACTATATCCCCTTTGAAAGAGTTTACGTCAACAGTAAATGATCCCGCAGAAACGCTTGAGTTTACTTTACCAAAACCACCGTTTGGGTAGCTTTTAGAAACTACATCTTTCATTGATGATTCATAGTCACCAGCGTTAGTAGATAAATAGCTTTCTTCAAACAAGTCAATACATTGGTAAGGGTTGTATTTAGCTACAGATATTTTATCTTCTGTATTGTAATAATTAGGATTTGAAACAGCTTTTTCTATATTTATTTTTCTGGGTTGATTTCTATTGTCAGTCCAAAAAAGTAAATTTTCTAAAACATTAACACCGTGTATTGGATTTTTTTTTGAAAAATTAAGAAAAGCTCCTTGAACTAATATATTAGCATTCTGTGATAAAGTATTATATTTTATTATAAAATGATTATCTAATGGATCGTAGTAGTAAGGCTTTTGTCCTCCCAGCAACCCGTCCCAGTCAGTGAAAAATAAATACATATCATTTGTTTCGTCACTAACACAGTGTCCTATGCAATACAAGTTGTTAACCCCTGTTAAAGTTTGTATATTTAAAATATCTGTATTACCTAGTATGTTTTCTAAAGATCCAGCGTTTTGGCTTTCAGATGCGCTAACTTGAACGTTTTTAGCTGTTCTATACGTGCCTTTTGGCATTAGACGAGCGTCCAAGTCTTGATTCATCTTGGACTTTAAAAATGTATTTAAAGATTTAGCCATTAAATTTTAGTGTTTTATCCATTTAGACTTACCTCTCATAACTTGAACTATTTCAGTAAGTTTTATATTTGATAATCTAATTTTTGCGTTTCTAAGTTTAGAGCTTTTATCTCTTCTAAGTCTTTGAACTAAATACTCAGGTTGATTAGCTCTTGTGGATACAATATAGTGCAGTATAGAGGCATATAGTGCTTCTTCTGCTAGCTTAGGAACTTTAGTGTCTTTATCATAAGCTAAACCATCAGATATGTATTCTAGTACAATTAGTCTGTCTACCATGTCACTAGAAAAAGATATCTTACCTTCTCTATCATCTATAGTAAAATAACCGTTAATATTAGCATATTGAGGATCTGTTCCGTAGAATTGACCTAAGTTCCAGTTACCATTATAACCATATGCTTCGCTAAAATAAGCCCAATCATCTAAGTCAAAATTATTATTTAAAACATCGATGTTCATGCTATCAAACCTTTCTTTTGTCAAAGAAGTTCCTTCTATGTTTTCACCAAAGTTGTCTTGAGTAGGAATACCTTTATTATCTTGAATAGGCGTGTTATACGGTATTGTAGTTAAATTATTTGTAGGAAATATAGGTCTTTTAACGCCATACTTGTCTATCCAAGATAATTTAACATAATTAACGTAGTCTTGTGGTAGCACTATATTTAAGCTAGGTGGTATTGTTAGCTCTTGAGACTTAATACTTTTTAATGTATCATAACTAAACTCCTGTAAAGATCTTTTTGCAAAAAATAATACATCAGATTTTTTAGCTGTCTGAATTATTTTACCATCACCAACATAACCAACCATGAAGTTATCTATAGCATCACTCAGCGTTATATAACTATATCCTCCGTAATTATTTTCTACTGTATCACCTAAAGCTTCTTCTGATTGGGTGTTAGCATAATTACCACCATCTAACTTTTCAAGCTGTACAACTAAAAATATATCAGCAGCTAACGCATCTGTTATTGTTATAGCATTATTGCTCAATGTATAAGCGCTAGTGTATTCGCTCCAAGAACCAGGTAAGCCCGTAGTGCTTGTGTATATCTTAAAATTATTTAAAGTGTAATCTACTTCATTTGGATCATAGCTGCCTAAAACTAAATCTGTATTAAATGTAGTAGTGAACACTTGACCAGCATCTCCATCAGAGTTCCCTCTAAAGCCTTGAGCGCCTTGATAATATTGTTGGTTTGTTTCTGTAACTAAACTCATTTATTTAAGATTTTTCGTTAGCTTCAACTTTCGCAGCTTCTTGAGCAGCTGCTTGTATTATTGTTGGATCATTAATAACAACGCCTAAGTACTTTAATATACCTATAACTATATTTGTTTGTTCAGAGCTGTCTAAACTAAAATTTGTAGAGCTAGATTGATTATATATATATTGACCCTGTGATCCACCGGTAAATCCCCATATAGGTGGTGTTGGGTATTTTATAGTATTAACCGTTATAGAGTCAGGAGTTGGAGAAGCAATAATAGAGTAACTAGGTGTTTCTATGGAAGTGTTCAAGCTATTATTGTAGTTATAATATATAGGGTTTTTAGCAGTGGGTCTGGTTAGTTTTGAGTTATGTAATAATGTATATTCTTTTTTAGTGGTTTTTTGAGCTTGTGAATTTTGTGTAGGATTTCCATTATATGTGCAAATAACTTCACCAATTAAATAAATACTAGAATTTAAAGATTGAGTAATAGGATCTACATCTGGATAAGTAAAGCTAATATTATTTGAGTCTAAAATAAAATTAACTTCCTGTATAAAAGGCGTTAATTTATAAGATAAATTGTCAAATATATTAAAAAATTCCGTGCTGTTTTGAGAATTATTTTGGTTTAATCTATTTATTTGATTTCCATCTGGAAAATAAGAGTTGAATATTTCAAGCTGCACTTGAGTACCTATACTATTAAACTCATCTGGTGGCGCATAACCTCTTTGTTCTTTGTTTAATATATACAAGACTGTTTGATATACTGTGTTTACGTTTACCGCCATTTTTATATTTTTATTATAATATAGTGGAGACTACTTTCGTAGTCCCCATCATATTAGTATCACTTGTTTTTATAGTTTTTTATCTATAGATTTATAGATTTCAACACCTTCGTCTGTTTTAAGAAAAGCAGCAAAAGCTGAGTATGGGTTTTCATCAAATGGTACATTCATTAGTTTTCTATCATTTGCTCCCCACGTAAATGTTCTTTGGTCCTGAGATAGTTTGATAATTCCAGCCTCAGACGCTCTAATAGCAAAATTCCTAAGTTGAACATTATCATCATTTGCTAGTTCTATAAATAATTTTGGGTTATTTTTAGCAAACAATAACAAATCTCTTTTAAGTTCTTTTGAACTCATTTTAGTTACAGCTGAACCTAATTCTACTCTAAGTATTGCTTCTGCAAAATCAATATCCATTTCTCGCGCTAAATTTAAAGCATCAATTTGCATATCTAACATGCTTAATTGGTCTTCAGCTATAACTACAGGATTATGCTCTGTATATAGTTTATTTTTAGCTGGGTGATATATAGATAATAATTTTTGTAAATTTTGTTTTTGTTTAGGTACAAATAAACTTCCGTTTTTAAAGATAATATGACCAAGAGTAGCTTCACCTTTTTGATATGTTTTAAGAGGAGAAGTTTGGTTTGTTGCGTATCTTATTTCATGCTGTTCACCGGTTTTTTCATCAAACCACAACAGCGGATGTTTAGACGTGTGCCTAGAATTTATGGTGTGTGTTAAAGGCGTTTTTTTACCTTTTAAGAAATAAGTTCTATCTTTTATTTCCCACTCTGGTTTACTTGGTTTTTCAACTTTTTTTGGTGCGGCTTTTACCGCTACTTCTTGAGGTGCAACCTCAATTGTTTCTTCTGCTTTAGCTTTTTTAGCCATGATATAATAAAATTAAATAGTTAATAATAAAAATCCTGAGGTTACCGAAATGGTAACCCCAAGAATTTTAAGTTTTGAATTATGCTCCTTGGAACAATACAAAGTTGTTAGCACCTTGTACACAAAGACATCTTTCAGATAGGAAGTTTACTTCCATAGCATCTAAATCAGATGTGAAAGCACCTCCAGCAGAGCCAGTTAACCACTGCTTCATTCTACGATCGTCAGCTTGTGAAGCTCTGTAACGAACGTGCAAGAATGGGCGACGGATGTTAGTTCCTAGAATTTGATCGTAAACTGTAGAAGTTCCAGCAGGCACTAAAACACCTTCAACACTAGCTGTCAAAGTATCATAAGCACCACGCGTAGAAGCATCGTTTAAGTATTTCCAGTCTGTTTTATAGAAATCATAAGATCCTCTACGGAAACCAGTGAAACCTAAGTTCAATGCCATTTCTTCAGAGTTTTCAAATAATCCATAAGCAGTACCACCGTTTGCTCCAGCAGATAAATCAGCAAGCATATCGTCAAAATCTAACGCAGTTTGGCGATTTAAGAAAAGCATATTTTCTTCAATAGCACCTTGAGTGTCTAGATTTTTAAGAATAGCGTCAAAAGCAGCTAAACCAGTTGCAGCTGTGAATCCAGTGTTTACGTTACCGCGATCTTTAATAGCAGCAAATAAACCTTGAGTACCTTTGTAACCAGCTTGATAAGCAGCGTCACCAGAAGCACCAACAGTAGAATCAGCTAATTCACCTTCAACTACGGACATTTCTAAATAATCTTCGAAACGTAAACGAGTTTCAGACTCAGCTTTCAAATACCATAAGTATCCAGAAGTTCCATCTTCAGTAGCAACTTCAACCCAACCGATTTGAGCCATATCAGATCCGTTAACAACGTATTTATCTCTGATAATGATAGGTGAGTTAGAGTATTGAGTGAAAGAGGGAGTGATACTTCTTTTTCCAGTAGTATCAGCTAAACCTGTAGAGTTTGTAATAGAAACTCCTTTAGAGTATTCAGAACCGTATACAAAGATTTTTAATCCAGTAGCAGCAACTCCAGACAAATCTTCAACGCCATAAGGAGCTACAACTACAGTAGCAGTTGCTCCAGCTTGACTAGAAGCAGTTACAACAGCTTTTACGTCAGCATTGTTTGTATCATCTAAAATAACAATAGTATCACCTGCAGAAATAACATTTTCAACAAAAGTGTCACCAGAACCACCTACTGTAAAAGTTAGTGTATCAGTCAAATCATTAGAAACATTGTTGTAAGCAACGTGTAGTCTGTTTTGCTCAGACCAAATTACTTGATCAGATGTCATTGGCATTTCGGCGCCAACCATTCTTAAGAATCCAGATAACGTACGGTTTCCGTAACGCTCTACTTCTTGTTCATAAATTTCTGGTAAATACTGCTGAGCAAATGTATCAGTGTCTCCAGCGGCAGTACCGTCATTAAACTTTAGCCAGTTGCTATCGTTTAATTGTTGTTTTTGACTTGGTTTAATAGAACCAAATGTAGGACTTAAAGCCATAATTTTTTAATTTTTTAGTTAAATTTTTTTGTTTTTACTTTTAGTTTTGTAGAATCAGCACCACTAATAGCTTTAACTTTGAAGCCATTTAAAAACACATCCCCGTTACTAGAAGCTCTAGCTTTGGTGTCACTAATGTTTTTTGAATTATCAATAACATCTTTAACAGCATCAGCTTTGCCTTGTTCGTAAAAATGTGCAGCTATACGATCTACGTTTTCAGCAGCATACATCGCCTTGTGATAACCTTTATAGTCACTAACAGATCCATTTTTATCAAGGAACTTCCCGATTAAGTTGTTAATGTCTGATTGTTTATCAGCAACAGCTTCAGTATTTTGAATTTTATACCTATATTTCTTATCACCTACGTTAATATCGAAACCTTCGAAATTTTCAGTGAAAAGTTTTTTAGTATTTTCTTGAAATAAAGAACGCTGTTGTTCAGCTTGTTCTTGCTGCTTGTTATATCGATTGAAAAAGTCCATGGCTTTCTGAGCGTCAGGATTTACATTTGATTTCAACTTGATATCAGCGTAATATTTTTCCTTAGTCTCGTTTAAAAAGCGTCTGGCTTTTGCAACTTCTTCTTTAAACGCAAGTTTTTTCTTGCGTATATCTTTATCTTCATCTAAATCTTCATCGTATTGAAAATCTTCTAACAATAAATCAATATCTGAATTATCAAGATATGGTTTTTCTTTTTTATAATACTCTTTTAACAATGTATTATCGTCTATGCTAGAGTAATCAGCATTTAATCTAACGTAGTCTTCTACGCTACCACCAGTATCTTCCATGAAAGAAACTAGTTTTTCTATATTTTCAGGTAACTTTTTACCTAATACCTTTTCATCTCTAACCGCTTCTTTAAGCTCTTGCTCTACTTCAGCTACTTCTTCAATAATTTCTATTGGAGCTTCTACTGCTTCTTCGGTGGTCCGTACTTCTTCAACCACTGCTTCGCTGTTGCTACTGTCTTCGGGTTTTTCGACAATAGCATCGCTATCATTTGTCTTTTGTGTTTGAACGGCATCTTCTTTAGGTATTTCAACTTTAACAACATCAGGGATCACTTCTCCCTGAGCTTCTGGTTTTGTTAAATCTACTTTAGTTACTTCCTCTTTTTTGTTTAATTTTTTAGGTGTAGTTTTCTTTCTACTTTTTAAGGTAAACTCACCTTCTTGTTTTACTTCTGTTGACATAATATAATATAATTTAAAAAAATGTTATAGCATTACATAAATGCTCCTAAACCTTGATCTGGTTCGTTTTCAAAGTCTATTGGTAAACCATCGTTTTTTCTTTGGCTTATCATTTCACTTTGTTGTGTTGCTTGTATTTTAGTTCTTTTATCTTTTCTATCTTCTATAAACTGCTCTTTGCTTTTTTGAATTTGAACATCCATTTGCTTAAGTTGCATATCGTACTGAAACTGTCTTTCCATTTCAGCTTGCTTTAATTGAGATGCTTGTTGCATTTTTTGAAGTTCCATTTCTTGTTTAGCTTTTTCAATATCAACCTTTGTTGACGCGATAGCTTCTTGCTTTTGAACTTCTGCCATAGCTGTTCTTTCAGCTGTTTGAGCTTGAGCGTCAGCCTGAGCGGCAATATTTGCTTGCTGCGCTTTTTGATCTCTTTCCATTTTAACCTTACGCTTAATCTTTAGCATTTGGTTAGCTAACTTAAGATTTTTAATTTGACGTATATCAATAGCATCTTCTAGATCAATACCGCCAGACTGTAAAGCTACTTGTATATTTTGTTCTAATTGAGCTCTTTCTTCTTCGTCAGGTTCTAACTCTAAAAATATACCAAAATCATGAAGATTTAAATCTATAACTTCATCCAGTGATTTTATATTATAAGTAGATATAGAGTTTTGTAACGATGCTCTTGTTAATGGGAAACGAAGAGCGTCAGCTATTTTAAGAGAAACATTTTCAGCTATTTTAAGAGTTAAATATAAGCTAGACTGAACAATATGTCTAGTAGCTACATTAGACGCGTTAGCAGCTAACTTTTGCAAACCTACTAAAGTGTTTTTATCCGGAGTACTACCATCTCTAGCTTCGTTTAATCCTGTTACATCACGTATCATTTGCAGATAATATTGATACGTGGTTATTAAACTTTGTATTTTACCACCACCACTAGAACTGTTAAGCTCTTGAATAGGTACTTTACCGTGGTTAAGATCGCCGTCTTGCGTTAGTGATCTACCAACAATACTACCAGTTTGAAAATACATATTAAGTGCTTCAGCTGGATTGTAGTTTGTTCCATTGCCTAAATCAACTTCTGCCAAACCGTCCATATCAAGATATACACCATCTGGCACCATTCTTGAAAGAACTTGCTGTAGTTTTAAATGCGTTATCTGTATCATATCAGCAAAACCAACACATTTACTAACAACAGACTCTATTCTACCTTTATAAATTCTCGGCGCACAAATAGCATAATTCATAGCTACTTTAGTAGTATCAGCGTAAGGTCTTGACATATTTTCAGCCAACTCCCATTTTAGCATTGTGTCTGTTCCTAAAACGACTGCACCATTGTAAAGAACTTCTATGGTTCTAGAAACTCTTTCAAAATTATCATTTTCTGGCGGATTAAACGTATCTGGCTTTTCAATAGCTTTCATCAATCCTTGATCAGTCTGCTTTATTTTAAATACTTGATTGTGATATGTTTTGTAATCAAAATACATTACCTGAACAGTGTTTTCATCGTAATCACCCCAACCAGTTATATACGATCTATTTCCAGGCATATTTTGAATGCGTTTTAACTCTTCTTCAGATATATGTGGAAACTCTTTTTTAAGCTCTGGTATAGTAATAGCTTTTACTTCACCGACATAATATATGTCTTCAAAGTTAGGATCTTCTGTGTAAGAATAAACCATATAAGCAGGATCTACATAATCAACCTTAATGCCTTCAGCCGTGTTAAAACTAGTTTTAGCCGCAGCAATACCTAATACAGTTAAATCCATATTAAGCCTGCGTCTAACTAAATCATATTTGTTTTGAGCAAAAACCGTAGATATGCTTTCTTCTTCAGCTATTTCAATTGACTGCTTATAGCTTAATTGCATTTTAAGCTCTAGCTCTTCTTTAGATTCTGGTATAGTTGTTGGATCAGGTGATTGATATAAATTAATACCAAGAGTTTGATTAACATTTTCTATATAATCTTTAGCCACCATATCTTCGTAAAGTCTAGAAGCGTATTCAGTTCTTTTCTTTACAGACTGCGGGTCTTGAGCGTAAGCTTTAATATCATAAGACTTTTGAGATATACCATTAACAACAATATCTACAAATTTAGATAAAATTGGCACTGGCTTCCAGTCTAAATTAAGATAAGATAAATCACCATTAATAGATAATTCATCTTTATATTTTTGTATAGATTGCTCGCCTCGAGCATATAGTCTTAAATTATGGAAATTATTCCAGTTAGTTAAATATCTATTACCATTAGTTCTGCCTTGTCTAAACCACTCATACTCTATAGCTTGAGCAACTTGCTTTCCATATTCAATAGTGCCTTTTTCTTCGTTACTTACTACTTGACTAGGAAAAGAACTGTTGTTATTAGTGTAAACGTTCATTTAACTTATTATTTTTGATGTGTAACCTCTATTGTCATATCTTTTTATACCTAAATCGACAGGTTCTCTTTTTCTTATATTATTTGGTGTGTATCTATGTTTATTACAAGCCATTAAAGCTAAACCAGAGCTAATAGAAGCATCGTGAGATGTTCTATTGTTTATATTAAATTTAGCCCAGTCTTCTAGAGTTCTTTGAAAATACATATCACCATATCCAGTTTCTTTTAAACCAACAAATGTTTCGATATATGATTCTATTGCTGCTGCGTGTGCCTGTTTTATATCTTCACTTGAGTTTGGTATTCCACCTATCTCTCTCTCTGTTACTGACAACTTGTTTCTTGTTCTGTCAGGTCTATTCATCGCAAAACCTCTATAGCCACGTTTTTTAAAATAATATAATAAACGAGGTTTATTATTTTCAGCTAATATTGGCATTCCATAAAAAGCACAAGCCATAAGCACATCTTCAAAGAATATTTCAGCTGTTTGAGGTCTTGCTATATATTCCAAGAAAAAATGATTTGGTGGAGCATCTTCCATTGAAAACTTTGTTAAACCGTGTAAAGATCCGTTAGAACCTCTTTTATCTACTGTACCTGATATATCGTATGGATCACATCCAAAAGCACCTATATGTTCGTTACCAGGATAATATACACCGTTTTTATTATATTTTCTATTTTGCAAATGCAATGGTGGAACCCAAGAAATCAAGAATCTACCGTTTTTATTTGGACTAAAAATAACTCTAGTGTCTTTTTCTCCATTTTCCCATTGAAATGATCCTTGCGTAACGTTTATAGAATTACGCATATCTTCATTAAAATCTATTTGCTCGTATATTTTAGTTAGATTAAATAAAGATTGCTTCGTTTCATCTCTAAAAGCGTGTTTTTCAGTACGTGGAAATTGTCTGTAAAATTCA